CATTGATGACATATCCAACGCAATACGCATATCAACGCCTTTCTGCTGAACGTTAGGCTTAACATTGTAGGCATTAATGGAAGATGTTTTGGAATCACTACTCTTTAAAGCCCATGGGTCAACTTTCCAACCTCGAAAATTCGTCTCACCAAGTCTTACAGCAAAAAAAGGCGTTCTTTTCAGCTCATCAAGCATAACTTTATTTCTTCTCGAAACTTCTGTTTCAGAGAAGTCAATTTTCTCACCACTAATCGGATGCGTCTGTATTCCTGTAAGCGGCTCTGCATCGTAATAATAAACGCGATGCAAAATCATACCTTCAAGCTCAGGCCTTTTTGTTAATTTTTCTACGAATACTTTAATTACTTCCGCATCGATTGGCTTGTCCTTTGTGCCTAATTTTGCACGCAAAAAACCAGCATCGATCATGATGGCATATTTTCTGGTCATTGATTATTGGAGTTCATAAAAGGGAGAGGAGGTTGGTGGGTTAAGTTCGCGGGGTAAACCCCTCTTGTATAGTAGCGAACCGCCCACCTTCATTGCGTGTAACTATAATACCAAACTTATTGAAGAGCAAGCTCTCACAAAGGCATATTTATACATCAATAATGGTAGCCATGACCAAACTATCCGGAATCACTGGAGAGTTGCCTCCAGGTACGGCAAACGGTAGGACATCAGCATGGACCAGTTTCTGTTGTGAGAGGTTGTCCATGACTTTCTGGACTTCTGTGCTATCGAAAACCCCCAGCGCTTCAGCCATTGCACCAACAACCTGATAAGCCTCAGCGCAGACTGTAAGCAACTCATCACGATTACTTACAGGTTCTGCACCCTGAAGAATGGCGGCGCGGCATTCATTCCACCCTCGCTGATGTGCGCAATCCTCAAGGCTAGGCACGCCATGACAATCAGTTACGTAATCGCTATCATTTTTCTCAGGCGGCACTACCGGCGCTGGCGGGGCGGCGTAGACGATACGTACAGGGGAACCATGGTTCACATGGTCTGCAAATTGAGTCTGATTAATATCGCGCCATGTATCAGAATCATAAACGACCTGATAAACAGGCACCGCTTCTAGCGATGCCAGCGCGATACGCGCCAACTCCTTCAGAATCGCCACATCGGCATGCCCGAGCGTGTATCCTGCTTTCAAATCTGAAACGGCTTGTGCCTGTTCTCTGGTAATAGTGGTCATGCTGTAGCTCCTTCCTGATACTGTTCGAACCAGAACACAACCGGATCGAGTTTCATATCAACCAACCCCATGCGAACCAGCGCCTTCCCCTTACCTGAACGCAGGAACTCTCTGCGACCGTCATCGATAATGCGACGGTAATCCTCAAGGCTATTGCAGTGCTTATGCAGGTTGCACGGATGGCAGGCGGGCACAAGGTTATCAGCAGTATCGTTTTCAGGATGAATCATCCCTGAACCGTAGAAGTGGCGTAGGACAGGCTTAACGTGGTCAGCGTGCCATTTATCGCCAAGTTCGCAGCCACAATAAGCGCAGCGACCGCCGAACTTCATGCGCAACTCAGCGCGCTGTGTTTTCGTCAGTGCCATCACTCCCCCTTACCGATGCCAGCGGCGCTAAGTTTGGTATTCACGTCGCCTTCAAAAATAGGCAGTACGCCAATAGCAGCAGCCCAGTTTTTAGCTAACTCAGGGTCTGATGTCTCATCGGTGTAGTCTGATGCTCGCCACCCAATCAGCCGTTTCTGGCCAGAAAGCTCAGCAATACGCTGCTGTCGTTCGAATGACTCTTGCGCAAGTCCTACATTCCACTCTCGCAGTTCTGCTATGCGCTTCTCTGCTGCTGCCAACTTGCGTTTTACTTCCTCGTTTTCCTCAACCAAAGAACATGTCGCTTCATGGTTAACTGCTGCCGTATGCTCTGCGGCTTCCAGCTCATCCAGCAGCGCCAGAACGGTGACGGGGTTTGCGGCGGCGATGAACTTGGCATCCGCCTTATGCAGCGCAAGACCGTAGTCGCTGGCCAACTGATCTTCACTCCACCAGGTTACCCCTTCCTCTGAGATGGCTTTCTCCGCCACTTCACGCAGCGCCTGTTTGTCTGTCATGCCCCTACCCTCCCGTAAACCATCATCAGGCGCAGATGCGCTTCGCTTTTCATGAACTCCGCCACCACTCCGTTTTTATCCGGGTTGTAGGGCATGAACATCTTCGGATCGTCTTTGTCAGCCGGTGCTTTAGCGATGCCTTTGGCTTGCTGGCCAGCGGCATTTGCCTCGACCGCTCGACGTGAAATTGCTTCCCTTCCACCGTGTTCAAGCCAGGTCTGATGGTCGGCTTCGCTGCCGAATACACCGATGCCGGATACGCTGCGCAACATGCCGAGTCTTCTCAGCGCTTTGGCCTCTTCGTAGTAACGGGAGCGACCGATACTCAAATCGCGGATCATATCTGCTACGCTGACTGGCTGATTGGCTTTCACGTAGCTGACGATGCGTTGTTTTATGCTGTCCATCTCACACCATCCCGTTCGACTTGTTGCGGTTGTACTTAGCCTTCAGCAGTTGGATCGGCGTTGGCCCTCTGTCCGCTGCCGGTGCTGCAATTGCCCGGCGTACCGGCGGCACTGGCTTGCCCTCAGTAACACGCCTCTCCCACATGTCCAGCAGATCGCCCGCCTCGCGCGCCAGCTCACCATGCGTCAACTGGCGCTCTGTGCTGCGGTGGCGTAACTCGACGCAGATGTGGTACATGACCGGTTGTGACCAGGGGAATTGTTCGCTGGAGGTGAACTCGAAAGAACGGTTACGCCAGTCCCAGTATTCGGCGATCACCAGGTCAACAGTGATACCCAGCACCCCGCCACTCTGTTTGCACCAGGCGACGAACTGTCCCGGCGATGGCAGGAATGGACGCTCCTGACGACGGGCGACGCGCATACCGGCATCGACCTGAGCCATTGAGTGGATCCCGTTCTCCTGAAATGCCAGCAGCCACTGACGGCGAAATTCGTTCAGGTCGTCCTGAGTGCGGAAGTTAGCCATGCTGGCCGGGAACGCGGCGCGCAGCTGGTTGAAAAGCCCGTTGAATACCTGAGCAACCTGCTCAACCGGTGCGCGCTCCTGGTACTGCTCAGGCAGGTTGTTGGCGACGCGTCTCATCTGCTCGCGGTCGAAATCGTGCATCTGCTCTGCAAGAGATTTCATCGCATCACCTCATAGGCCCAGTCAGTGTTGTTGAAGTCGAGATCCGGCTTAGCAGCTACTTCGCCTGTCTGCTGCTTGTTGCGTTTGATATCAAGCTGGGTCCACTTGTCCCTCAGCGTTGCCGGACACAAGACATTGCCCTTCCAGAACTTGTCGTTACAGGACCACTTGAACAGGGAGGCGATTTCGTAGTGGGTGCGACCGTCACGCTCGCGCATCAGACGGATGTCGTTAGACCAGCCTGCGTAGTTTGGTTTTTTGGCAGATGGTGAAATGCTTTGCACCATGTTGAACAGCCATTCAGCGCAACGGAGATCTTCTGATGTCCCCCACTTGGTACCGCTCTGGATCGCTGCTTCAGGTTTCATAACAGGCAGTTTCTTTCCGGGCTTGTCAGAGGATTCGTCAGAATTCTCGGACGAAGAGTTATTTATATTCTTGTTATTACCTTCTTGTTCATGATGTGCGGGGAATTGTGCGGCCTTATGTGCGGCATACCCACCTGAACCCGCGCCATTACTGGACTCATCATGTGCGCCCGTATGTGCGGCTTTATGTGCGGGTAAATCGTCCATTTTTTGAGCATATTCAGCATAATTTGTGATAGTGATCACCCTGCCTTTTCGCTTCTCTCCAGTGATGGTGATCATCCCTTCGCGGACAAATACGGAAAGCATTCTCTCAACCGCATCACGACTTGTCGGGTTACCCTGACGGTCACATAACTGAAGCCCAAGATCAGCAGCAGTTACGACCAGTTGACCGGTTTGCAGAGTCCATTGCTTGCCCTTGAAGAATGCGATATATGGCTGTCTGGCAGCGTCAATGAGCAGGTTTTCCCACAGCGCGCGCAGGAACACATCTTTCGCCCAAGACTTCTTCTTGATGCTCCGGTACAACGGGACGTAACCAGACTTCTGGTTCTCCATCCTGTTGCTCCTTGCGGCTGAGTGCGCCGCGAAATTAGCGTAAGCGACGTTCGACACAGTTAACCCTCCTGCGCCTGGCGTTTTGAATTAGCGTTTGTCATAATGACCTCGCAATTGACTCGCGTTATTGCATCTGAAAGTCGGATCTGTTCGCGCAGACCGGCTTTCGCCATTTCTGTAGTTCTCACATAACCCCCAGCATCGACGTGACCATGGTCATCAGCGGACCTACCTGCTCCGGCATGAGACGGAAGAGCGACGCTATACCCTCGCTGACCTCTTTCAACTTCTGGTGCTCTGGTGCGCCTAGGAGAACGGCTTGCTTTGCTTCTGAACATTCCTTCATGGCTGATGCAATAAGCGACATGGTGTCGTTCTGCGGTGCCAGGCGAGTACGAAACTCAACAGGAAGGACAGCCATGATTGCTGGGGTCAGTTCTCTAACGTTCTCGCGGTACTGATCGGAGTCGAAGCGGTTATCCAGGAAGCGAAACAGCTTTTGGCGCGCCCGGCTGATGTCATCTGGAAAGCTGATGGCGGTCCCGCCCTGCTCCCGGTATTCGTTAATGATCAGCGCCGAGACAACGTCCTGATTGTCCAGCGCCGACGACCATGCCCGGACCGCATCGCGGATCTTTTCGTGGTCTGGCGCCGCCTTAGGTTGAGCGCGGTTTATCATCGCTCCCGGGTGTATTCCGGTATTGTTTTGATACGCAAGTGAATGCATTGCTTTCCCTTTCGTGGTTAGGGCCGCCGTTAAGCGGCTTTTGGTTTACTGATTTCAAGGATCTGGTTCTCGGTAAACTGACCACCAGATGCAGCTGCGATTTTGGACGCATAACCTGTTTCGCCGGTGTAATCGGTACGCGGCAGGCAACCGCTGTTAATCCACTTGTAGATAGCGCGGGGAGTGCGCCCGCAAGCCTTCGCCACCACCGGTACACGGATTTGCTTGATGATGTCGCCAAGGTTCTTAGGTTGCATTTGTTAACCCTCAAATTGAACTGTAAGTACATATTATGTCGGAACTGATAGTTCACGCAAGTGATATTATGATTGAACCTATGGTTCAAGAAGAAAAAGCGCGTAAAGAGTTTTCCCAACGGCTAGCGCTGGCCTGTGATAAAGCTGGTTTACCTGCTCATGGACGTCAGGCTGAAATAGCCAAACGAATGAAGCTCACGCCTAAAGCGGTAAGCAAGTGGTTCAATGGGGAGGCTATTCCAAGACGTGGGAAGCTGCAGGAATTGGCGGCTATAATTGGCACATCCTCGTCTTTCCTGCTGGGCGATAGCGCTGCTGATGGCATATCTGAAGGGCATATGGCGATGAGGGATGATTCTTTCCGTGTAGACGTTTTTGACATTCAGGCTAGTGCTGGGCAGGGAGTTCTCGTGCGAGATGAATTCATTGAAACCATCAGATCCATTGAGTATTCAACTGAAGAGGCTCGCGCCGTCTTTGGTGGTCGCCCAGCTGACCATATAAAAATGATTGCCGTTAATGGCGATTCTATGTCTGGCACGTTCGAGCCGAGAGATCAGATCTTCGTCGACGTCAGTATCGACTCCTTTGACGGTGACGGCATATACATTTTCGTTCTGGACAATGATCTATATATAAAGCGCCTTCAAAAGCAGCACAAAAAATTAGCTGTGATATCAGACAATAAAAAATATGAAACCTGGTACATCGAAGATGGTGATTTTTCTTCTCTCCGTATCTGCGCGAAAGTGCTGGTAAGCCAGTCAAGGGCATACAGATTTCATAGCTGAGGAAGTTAAGCATGGAAGCAATTAAGGTTACAGAGCTGAGTGATGGAAGCGTCTTGTACGAGCTTGGCGACCACTTCATCACCTGCAAATTAAGCCACGATAAACGGTGGCAACTAGGTGCTTTTAAACGTGATGAAAGCAACCTCAGAGATGACACTCTGGCGGTTATGAAGAATGAAAAATTCATGTTTATGGTTAAGCTTGGCGGAAAGCTCTCTCCTAAGCCTCAATGCATAGCTGTTAACGGACGATTTTTATTTTCTGTCCATAGGGGCAAAGACAACAACATGGCTGCAGCCTTAGTCATGGATAACACCGGGAAAGAGCTATTCAAGATAGAAACTTCCACTCACCTGATTAGTTCTGCTATATCTGAATTTGGCCGCTACATCGCCTTATCGTTTGCCGGCAGCAAAAACAAGGATGATTTTTACGCGAACCGGCTTGAGGTAATAAACATCGATACTGGAGAGGTGCTGATGTCTGTGATCAAAACTGATTTCCTTCGATACGCTGAACTTTCAGTTGTTGAGCCAGACGGCGGCCTTTTCGCAACTTTCAATGGTCGCACAAGACTTGTTGATGTGACTAACCTCTAATAAATCATACTAGCCCCAATCCTCCTCGCCCCCATCAATAAAAAATTCAAAAATATTTCTCCTTAAAGTTCATAAAGATAATCGCGTATGAACTTTCCATTCACATTAAATGTACTTTTGGTACTTTACTTGAATGAACTATTGGTACATTATCAATCCATCGAAACGAAACATCGACAGCTGAGCGAAGTTAGCCAGCGGCGGACAGTAAGTCGCCTGCTTTTTAACAAATCAGAAATTGCATCCGAGGTTGAGCGAAGAGATTCGCATAACTCAGTTCCCCGGCGATTCCCAGCCCTCATGGGGGTAGGTTCATCAAATGGCACGACGGGCAAGCGGCGGACAATGTCGGATGCAGGTTTACCAGCAGCCCTTTGCGAGGGGCTGGCGGTAAATCAATAAGAGAGGTGAGTATGAAGTTTTATGAATTGCCAGAATCGGTGCAGGTGGTAGCAGCGCAACTGTTGAAAGAAAAAATTGAGAGTGACCTCCTTTGGCAGCAAAAAGAAAAGCGGACAGAAATGGCTACCGAGTATGCCGAAACTATCCGCCAGGCTTTCGAAAAGCTATCCAGTTAGTCGTCGCGATCTTTATTCCTCGACTCTTTGAAATGACTAACTGCCTGATCATAGATTTTCAAAATGTTAGTCACATTATCGCTAACCATAGGCACTTTATCTGAACGGATAAGCTCAATTATAAGGTGAAACGCAGCCGCTTCAGGGTATGAGGTAGGCTTGATGTGGTCTGACATAAACATTCCCTTAGGTTGTCTGTGGAATAACCAATTTATCAATTTCCTTTGTCTGTGGAAAGCAAGGAAACCACGCGCCGGGCGTGGATAAACATCCCGGCAATCTTAAACCTACGAGGCCCAATCATGCAGGTTGATTTCCTTCCAGCATTTGCATGCGGATTCGCTCTTGGACAGATGTTCTGTTTGTTGTGGATGTATCTGCTGATTCTGAGAAGAAAATGATTCACGGCTGCCTAATGGCGGCCTTTTTTACGCCCGTCAGCGGGTAACGACAGCGGGTTAGAAATGGATAAGGCATACGAAGAATATTTTGAAAGCCTTGCTGAAGGTGAAGAGGCGCTTAGCTTTGCTGAATTTGTTGAGGCTCTTTCATGAAATATACGCACAAAAGTCATTTTGGTTTTTCAGCTTCTGTCAGGAGCACCCAATTGGGAACAACACAAGCACTTGGAACTTTCCCTACCGCTGAACGGGCTAACATAGCAGCTCGGTTATTTAAGCACTGGGAGAAAAGCTTCCAAACCGCCGAGATCCCAAGAAAGCCCACGCATGTAGATGCGTTTAATACCTTTGGCTTTTAAGCCAAACAATAGAAAGCCGCCTAACCAGCGGCTTTTTTCATACCTCAGTCGCTTCACCGAGGCGGCTTAGTTATGACAACCGGCGGCCATCCACCGCCAGATATTGCGCAACCCCATTATTACTGTTCAGCAGCCCAGCTAACGGGCAAAGAGGCCTTATGGTTCATCAACACTATGGAACGCAGGAAGTAAACCGTGGCGCCGTCCAGCCAGGAATGCTTGTTAAGCATCGTGACGGCACCTGGACAGCATCAGCAAATGCCCGCGGCAAACTCTACCTTCACCGCGGCTGTGAGCGGACCTACACCAAAGATCTGCTTGTTGAGGTTTATCTCGACGGGCTCGGTCACGGACTTAGTCACTAACCACCCTATTCAACCGATCGGCCTGGCTTTCTGCGGGCGGGATCTGCACATCCAAATTTCAGGAGAAACCATGAGCGAAGTAACGGACTTAACCGTCATCGAAATCAAGCCGGAGCAGGCGCCAGTGCTCTACGTAGCTGGCGGCCTTGATGCTTATCTCGAGCAAATCCGCCAGGCAGTAAACGAAGTGCCGGACCTGTCCACGAAGAAAGGCCATGATCGTGTCGCCTCTCTGGCGGCGCAGGTATCACGTAGCAAGACGGCAATCGAAAAGCCGGGCCGTGAGTACCTGAAGCGCCTGAAAGAGGCAGTGCGCCCCGCTGAGGCAGAAATTAAGCGGTTCGTTGATGCCTGTGACGAACTGCGCGACGCGACCCGCCGTCCTCTAACCGAATGGGAAGCCGAGCAGGAACGCATTAAGGCTGAAGAAGCCATGAACGCGCTGCACGCCGAAGCGCTGGAAATGAACGAAGAGTTCGACCACCAGCGTGCCGCGCAGATCGAAGCAGACCACGAAATGGCTCTGCTGATGAACAAGGATTTCGACCGTGACCTCGAAGAGCAGCGCCGCCTGGCGGAACAGGCTCAGCGTGAACACGAAGAGCGCATTAAGCAGGAGGCGGCAGAACAAGCCCGCCGCGATGCCGAAGCGAAGCACAAAGCGGAGATTGAAGCCGCAGCACGTCGTGAAGCGGAGGAGAAAGCGCGGGCGGAGTTGGCTGAACGTCAGCGCATCGAAGCGGAACAGCGTGCGGTGCGCGAGAAGCAGGAAGCCGAAGCGCGGGCGGAGCGTGAAAAAGCCGCGGCGGTTGAAGCTGAGCGTCTGAAAGCAAAACAGGCAGAAGAAGCCCGCCTGGCGGAAGAGAAGCGCAAAGCCGACGAGCAGGCAAAGCGCGAGGCTGACGTGAAGCACCGCAAGACGGTCGGAACCAACATCGTTAACGCGCTCACCAGTAATACCAGCTTAACCCGCGAACAGGCTATCGAAGTGCTTACCGCTCTGAAAGATGACCTGATCCCCTGCGCGAAAATTCATTACTGAGGCAACCATGAACGCATTCCTTACTTACGACCGCATCGAAGATCGGCGCTGGGTTGAGCAGCAGCTCACCGACGAGAAAGAGAAGTGGATCGACGACCGGGCGCAGAAAATCATCGACATGATGCCAAAAGAACCGTCCGGCCTCTTCCACTTCTCAGTACCGATTGACTCCATCCCATACGAAGGGCTTCGCAGCGATAAAGCTGGCGAGGCCTACAACGATTTCATTTCGGCAATTGCTTACGCCCAGGCGGAATACGACTGGGAACATCGTACCGGCTGCCCGTTCTAAGGAGGGATTATGAGCTTAACCCTTGTTGATTTCGTCAAACAACAGGAGCCGCTTTTCATTAAAGCGGCAACTGACGAGCGGATGGTGTGGGCGAAGGAAAGCCAGTTCGCCATCCAACTATTTCAGAACAACGACTACCTCGCCAAAGTTGCATTCCAGAACCAGACCAGCACGCAGAACGCGATCATCAACGTTGCGGCTATCGGCATTTCGCTTAACCCAGCTCAGAAGTTGGCTTACCTGGTTCCGCGTAAAGGGGCTATTTGCCTCGATATCAGTTACATGGGCCTGATGCACATCGCACAGCAGTCCGGCGCCATTAAGTGGTGCCAGTCGGCAATTGTTCGCAGAAACGACCAGTTCCGACGGGAAGGGCTCGATAAGCCGCCGATCCATATCTACAACGACTTTGATACCGAAGAGCAACGCGGGGACATCGTAGGTGCGTATGTAACGGTAAAAACTGACGATGGTGATTACCTCACCCATACGATGCGCATCGATGCCATCTACTCCATCCGTGACCGGTCTGAAGCGTGGAAGAAGTACAAATCTGACAACAGTAAGAAGTGCCCATGGGTCACCGATGAAGAGCAGATGATCCTCAAGACGGTCGTGAAGCAAGCGGCAAAATACTGGCCTCGCCGTGAACGCCTGGATGCCGCCATAGACCACGTTAACACCGAGGGCGAAGAAGGTATCAACTTTACAGCAGAGCGTCAGCCTGAGCGCGATATAACGCCGCTTAGCGAAACCACGCAGAAAGAGATTAACGACCTGCTTGTCTCCTTGGATAAGACATGGGATGCCGATCTTCTCCCTCTCTGTTCACGCATTTTCAAACGCCCTATCTCGCAGCCAGCCGACCTAACAGAAATGGAAGGTGTTAAGGCTCTCGGATTCCTCAGACAGAAGGCCGCAGCATGACCGGAAAGACAATAGAAGTGACCTGCAAGTGTTGCCCAGACAAATTCACGGCGCGCATTGCTGACAGAAAAAGAGGATGGGCGCAGTTTTGCAGTAAGTCATGCGCTGCCTATTGGAAGCAATATGGTCGTCGAAGAGGGCATCAGTCAGTTGAGATGCGCCAGGCGGCAATTGACAGAAATTCGATTGAGCGACTACAGCGCGAAAAACATGTGAGCGATCCATCGCGAGGTTTCGTTTACGTGGGTGGATTCGGACCGTGGGATGACCATAAGGACTGCTGACATGACACCTGAAATTATCCTTGCCCGTACAGGTGTTGACGTAACTACTATCCAACAGGGCGATGAGGCGTGGCACCGGCTGCGCCTCGGCGTCATCACCGCCTCTGAAGTGCACAACGTCATCGCCAAGCCAAGATCGGGAAAGAAGTGGACAGACATGAAAATGTCCTACTTCCACACGCTGCTCGCCGAGGTATGCACCGGCGTAGCGCCAGAGGTTAACGCCAAGGCACTGGCCTGGGGTAAGCAGTACGAGGAAGATGCTCGTATCCTCTTCGAGTTCACCACGGATGTGAAAGTCACGGAGTCTCCGATCCTGTTCCGTGACGAGAGCATGCGCACCGCGTGCTCCCCTGACGGCCTGTGCAGTAACGGGTTCGGTCTTGAGCTTAAATGCCCTTTCACCTCTCGCGACTTCATGAAATTCCGCCTTGGCGGTTTCGAAGCCATCAAGTCTGCGTACATGGCCCAGGTGCAGTACAGCATGTGGGTAACCGGGAAAGACGCCTGGTTCTTTGCCAACTACGACCCGCGCATGAAGCGAGAAGGTATTCACCATGTCGTCGTTGAGCGGGATCCGCAGTACATGACCGATTTCAACGAAATGGTGCCGGAGTTCATTGAGAAGATGGACGAGGCGCTGGCGGAGATCGGCTTCACGTTCGGAGAGCAGTGGAAATGAAACGCACCCCCTTCTATCGCAGGCCCGGGCGAACCGGGCAATTCTCCGGCCTTCGTGAGCGCGTTATCTGGATGATTCAGACGCGCGGCCGCCCGGTCACCGGAAGCGAAATCGCTGAGAAGTTTGGCGTAACGCTCATCGAGTTTAACCGTGTCGCCAACGGCATTACCCGCGGAACCGGACAGATAGCGCAGATCGTTGAGTCGGAAAAGTGGATCAACGAGGACGGCATTTGCGACCGGACTTTCGACTTGGTCACGAAGCCAAAGGTTGTAACACCGCAGGGTAAATCGCGGCTGTTCACCCGGCGCGCTATAGAGCAATCGCAGGAATGCAGACGGCAGGAGTGCATTGAACGTGCAGCCCGCCGTAACCGCCTGATTGCTCAGGGCCTCTACATCGACGAAATGGAGTCAGTGCTATGAAAGCGTGGTCACTCGAAGAGCTGGCGCTGCTGTGGCGACACTCAAACGCTGAAGTCGCAGAGATTACCGGCCGCAGCATTGAAGAGGTCGGAGATAAGCGGCTGCAAACAAATATTGAGCGTAATGGCTGGGATGTTAACGATCCGGAGCGGGAGGATGCATGAGCAAAGTAGGCGATTATTTCTTCGAGTTCCCGGCGTCGCGCGGCATGCAGGGTGGCACGGCGACTTACATGATAACGGCACCGGCCCGCGCGCTGACGCGCATACTTGCCTCCGACAATCACGGCAGCACGCTCGAGCGTTCTCAACGCGAAATTAACCAGGCGCGAGTGAAGAAGTTTTACCAGTACCTCGTCAATGCATACCAAAATAAAGAGCCCTTCATCATCCCGCCGCTGGTCGGCAACTGCGACGCGGATATTGAGTTTGAAGAGTTCGGCAATACGAATGTGGGCGTGGCACGCTTCCCTATGGATGCTGTGATCAAGCTGTTCGACGGCCAGCACCGAGCCGCCGGGTTAGCTGAGTTCTGCCGGACTTACGGAGAGCCAATCAGCATCCCGCTGATGCTGACCCATAATCTCCCGCTGAAGGCACGCCAGCAGTTCTTCTCCGATATCAATAACAACGTCTCGAAACCTTCCGCTGCGATCAACATGGCCTATGACGGGCGTAATGATGTGGCCCAGGGGATGGTGACGTTTCTGTCTCAGCATGACACCTTCGCAGAGGTGACAGACTTTGAGCACAACGTCGTTCCGGCGAAAAGTAAGCTGTGGGTGAGCTTCAAGGCGCTTAGCGACGCGACGGCCAAGTTTGCCAACGCGGGCAGTAAGCCGCTGGAAATGGGCGACATCGAATCCATCTGGGAGGCCTGGTTGGCCCTGACACAGATCGAGGCGATTCGCCACGGCACCAGTCAGGCAGACTACAAGCGCGACTACATTCAGTTCCACGCAGTGATGATTAACGCCTTCGGCTATGCCGTTCAGCGGCTGATGGCTGACCACTCAATCGTCGATATCGTCCAGATGATTGAGGTACTGGCGAGCAGTGCGGGCTCCTCTGAGATGGAAGACTTCTTCCTGATTTCGCGATGGGGTGGCGTCTGTGTGAATGCCGAAAAAGACCGGCCAACGATCATTGCCTCCGTTCCGGCGCAAAAATCAGCTGCTGAGCGGCTCGTCAAAGTTATCCTGGCGCAAAGCCTCGGGGAATAGTTATGTCAATGCAGATGCACTCAATGCCCTGGCCTGAATCTCAGGCCATTTTTTTGTCGAAAACTTATCTGTACATGGATATGGATGAGCTGTGCAAAAAGTTACAGCGCACCAAAGCGTCTATCCAAATGAAGGCCAGTAGCATGGGGCTTTACCGCTGCGGGAAATTAACCATCAACGACCTGTGGCTGATTGAAGCCCTGCTTGATGCCGGTCTTGAGCATGCTGTTATCGCCAGAAAGTTCGAACTCTCCAAGCCTCAGCTAATGAGGGTTCTGGAAACGGGAGCCTTTCATTGCGATATCTGCGGCACGTTCTCCGCGTCTATGCGTTCCTCTTACTGGAAATTCGACGGAGAGCCGCAAAGGACTTATAGCTGCTGTCCGGCGTGTTGCCGGGCGATGGTTGAAAGCTTTAACGCAGGACACGACGGGCCGTTGCTGGCACGCAGACGGGGGGAGGCATGACCGAAAAATACGCTCTTATCTACGCAGATCCTCCCTGGTCTTACGGCAACACCATCAGCAATGGCGCCGCTGCCGACCACTATTCCACCATGAAGCTAATCGACATCAAACGCCTGCCTGTGTGGGAGCTTGCTGCCGAAAATGCGGTGCTGGCGATGTGGTACACAGGCACGCATAACCAGGAGGCTATCGAACTGGCCGAAGCCTGGGGATTTACAGTTCGCACGATGAAGGGCTTTACCTGGGTGAAGCTGAATCAGAACGCGGAATTGCGCATCAACAAGGCGCTGGCCGAGGGTGAAATCACCGACTTTTACGACTTCCTCGATCTACTTAACGCCGAGACGCGCATGAACGGCGGCAACCACACCCGGGCCAATACTGAAGACCTGCTGATTGCCACACGCGGCGCCGGGCTGGCGCGAAAGCACGCCGGAATTAAGCAGGTGGTATATAGCCCGCTCGGTGCGCACAGCGAAAAGCCGTGGGAAGTTCGCCACCGCCTGGAACTGCTCTACGGAGATGTGCCGCGGATTGAGCTTTTTAGCCGCAGCGCGGCTCTAGGCTGGCATCACTGGGGAAATCAGTGCGCCACCTCCGCGGTTGAATTGCTACCCGGCTGCGCCATCGACGTCGTGAAAACGGAGGCCGCATGACGCCAGAAACAGACAACGCCATCCGCGCCGCCTGCCGCCGCTGCACCGAAGAAATCCAGCAGGCCATGCGCAAGAAGCCAAAGCCAAACTGGAACGAAACTGTGCCTCCCATCATCAACAAGCATCACAAGAAAATTGAAGCTCTGGGAGTTAGCCTCCTGGAGTTCGTCGTATACACAGGGCGGCTTAATCGCCGCTTCGGAGTTGAATCGTGAAAAGATTTCTTTTTACCACTGAGGTCAAGCGAGCAGAAGGTTCGCAGACCTTCAGAGTGGATGCTGAAAGCCTGGAAGAAGCCATGGAGATTCTTGAAAGTGACGGAGGGGATATTTACGAACACGAAGTTGAGGTTGTCGATATAGGCGAATTTAAGTTCGATCGCGAAACTGACCTTGCTGACTTCGGTGATTTTCCTGAAGGCGGTGCAGCATGACCAAATACGCGAAACTGGATAGCGAAGTGTTAAGCGCTATCGGCGCTCAGCCAACCTCGTTTTCGAAGATATTTAATCCTTCCGTCAGGCAGGAGTGTCTCGTCATTACTGAGGCAGAAGGAAAGCACCCAATGGACGTCTTCCGCATTCTTGACCGCCGGCTCCAGTCTCTCAGGAAGCTTGGTGTTATTCAGCACGTCAAAGGTAAAGGATGGATACAGCCATGAAATCGCAAATCACCAGGTCGCTATCGCGGCCTTTTTTATTGCTGGCGTTCACCTTCCACCGAATTAACCGACAGTTCCGGGAGCATTGACCATGGCCGATATCATCGACACCGCAGCAGAGATTGAAGAGCTTCAGCGTAACGCTGCCCTTTCCGCTCACCGCATCAACCGCAACGCCGTATCAGCTGAGCGTTGTGAAGAGTGCGACGAACCAATTCCCGAGCCGCGGCGCGCTGCCGTTCCAGGCTGCCAGACGTGTGCGGATTGCCAGAGTGTTATCGAATTGAGGAATAAGCAAAGGGGGATCCAGTGAAAGAGCGCGGAATGATTTTTAACGGGGAGATGGTGCGCGCCATCCTCGACGGCGGCAAGACGCAGACGCGGCGGCCACTGAAGGTCCCACACATTGATAGAGATGCAATGTGCGAATTATCTGGCAATGAATTGGCTGGTGAGTTATCGGCGGGAAATTACAGAAACAGCCCACACGGTAAACCAGGCGATCGCATCTGGGTGCGAGAGACTTGGGCGCGCTACAACATCGACCAGGATAGCCACGATATGGCTTACCAAGCTACGCCACCTGCAGACTGGCCGGAAGAAGGTCGCTGGCGTCCATCAATCCACATGCCTCGCTGGGCCAGTCGCCTAACTCTGGAGATTACCAGCGTGCGAGTGGAACGGTTGAATAGTATCAGCCAGGAGGATGCGCAAGCTGAAGGCATGGAGCTTACTGGATGGCGGCCAACATATTCTGACCCGGATAGCGGCGGTGAAGTATGGACTCCATATGACAACTTTGCGCAGCTGTGGAAATCCATCTACGGCGAAGAAAGCTGGAAGGCCAATCCATGGGTCTGGGTAATCGAATTTAAGGTGGTGCCCAATGTTCAGGATAATCCAGCCTAATACCTGGTACGCCGACATGTTCGGTGAACCCTGCAAAATCCTCCGCTCTACCCACGAAGTAATCCACTACATCCGCAACGGTCGCACCTGCATCGCCAGCATAGGCCGCTTTCAGCATGAATTCGAGCCGCTGACCAAAGCACAGGCTGAGCGGATCGCCGAAGAAATCGAAACAGCAGAACACCTGAAGAAGCTGCGCGCCCAGCGTGCGGCGTAAGGAGACAGAATGCCGAACCACGTAACAAACGAAATCCGCGTCATCGGCGGAACCAATAAACAACGCCTCGCGTTTATCAGATCAATCACCAATAAGCGCGGGAATATTGATTTCAACAATATTTCTCGCATGCCAAAGAGCCTGATGATTGACGAGAGTTCTTGGGTGGAAAAACTTGCCAGCGCTATCGCTGGCGAGCACATGGGCCGCTTCGCATTCGAGGAAATTGAAAGCCCATCCGCAGTAATAGAGATGATGCGCAAGCACGGAAGCACGGACAAATACATAAAAAAGGTTAAGCAACACGCAATGATGCGCATCGAAAATAAGTGCCGCTACGGGTTTTATTCCTGGTATGACTGGTCGTGCGCTAAATGGGGAACTAAGTGGAATGCCTACAGCGAGAAATGCCTATATCCAGGCCATATGAAAGAGTAAAGCGAGGATATCAGCATCGGCCAACTCACGTGCGGGCATACGATAAACGTGTTTTCAAAAAGAAACTGGCGCGTCATGCGGCGAGCGGCGCCCCGCTGGTGATTCGTTTTGAGACAGCATGGAGTTGCCCAGAGCCTGTTTACCATGAGCTCGCCAGCAGATTCCCGCACCTCGAGTTTCATATTCGTTATGCGGATGAAGATATGGGTAGCAACTGCGGAACCGTCTTACTCAAGAATGGAAAATGGTCTGCTGATGATATTGCTCCGCGCTGGAGTGAGCAGACCGAAGAAGAGCATTTCAAATGGCGAAAGTTTGCTTTTCAGGTTCGCTATCCAGGCGACACGCCGCAACAGCACGGCATGAATGACCAGTACAAATACGACGAAGACGACTGACGCAACTGATAGCCAGTTATGAGCTGGCTATTGGGTGCGAAAGCACTGCTCCGTTATCCCTTTTGCCCGGCCATGCGCCGGGCTTCTTTTTACCTGATTTCGAATAATCAACACGTCAACGCAGCCTCGCTTATAATGCCTGGCGGCTAAGGAGTTATCATGGCTAAGCTTCTCAACTTGCAGGAATGGGCTGCTGAGGTCTACACGACTCCACCCTCCCTTTCTACTCTGCGTCGATGGACGCGGGAGGGGCGAATTTTCCCCGCGCCTGAGCTGCACGGAAAGGAATACAAGGTTCAGCCTGACGCCATCTATGTGGATCCGCGTAAAAAGAACCTTCGCGTAAAACCAAAACACACCAAGCTGCCATCCGGCGGCACTCTACTGGAGAGACTGACTCATGGCGAAAAGGCCAGTACGTTACGACGCTAACCTGCCACGTAACCTGACCTATCGTAAAAGAGACAGACTTTACAGCTGGCGTAATCCGGTGACCGGGCAGGAGATATCTCTTGGCCGGATTGACCGCAAGGACGCCGTTGCCCAGGCCATCGAAGCCAACAACTACATCGACCAGAACTATCTTCCTTCCTGTCTTCTGGATCGCATTAAAGACGTGCCCACTTTCACTGTGGCTGCATGGCTTGAGCGTTACGAGGTTATTCTGGAAAGACGCGAGTTGAAACCCAATACGATGAAGGTCAGGCGAAATCAGCTCGCCACTCTAAAGGACGAGTTCGGAAGGATCCCCCTCGCCTCTGTAACCACAAAGGATATCGCTTCTTTTCTGGAGGCCTACATTGTCTGCGATAAAAAGAGCATGGCTTCCGGATTGCGATCGGTGTTGATGGATGTCTTCAGAGAGGCAATTGTGGAGGGGCATATCGACAGGAACCCGGCAGAGCCGACGCGAACGCCGACACCAAAGGTCAAGCGTGAGCGTCTGCTACTAGAGCAATATGAAGTGATTCGCAATGCAGCCTTTGGTTACTCTGAGTGGGCAGCAAATGCATTTGACCTGGCTCTGGTGACAGGACAGCGTCGGGAGGATGTTTCTCTGTTCAGATTCAGTGACGTAAGAGACGGAAGACTGTTCGTGACTCAGGAGAAAACCGGGCACAAGCTGGCGATCCCACTAGAGTTGAGGCTGGAAGCTTCCAATCTGTTATTGCAGGATGTCGTTGATCGGTGCAGGATAAATAATCCGTCGGATTTTATGCTCTACTCGTCTGTCAGGCGTGGCGGACGAAAGCCCGGACCGTTAACACCAGACGGACTTACACAGGCGTTTTCAACAGTCAGGGATGCGACCGGTTTAAAGTTTGGCCCTAACCCGCCCTCTTTTCATGAGATAAGAAGTCTGGCCGGGAGGTTGTATGAAAGTGAGCGTGGAGAGGATTTCGCGCAACGTTTACTGGGCCACAAAAATTTAACAATGACCAAAAAATACCTGGACGCACGCGGTGCAGAGTATGTTATGGTTTAGACAGGATATGGAATATTCGAGTAATTTTCGGGGGATTTCGTGTTAAGACCAAAAAAACCCTTGAGAAACAAATAGATAAAAAGAGACCGAATACGATTCCTGTATTCGGTCCAGGGAAATGGCTCTTGGGAGAGAGCCGTGCGCTAAAAGTTGGCATTAATGCAGGCTAAGTCGCCTTGCCTTTTAAGAATAGATGACGACGCCAGGTTTTCCAGTCTGCGGCTTGCACGGCTGGAAAAAAACGGCGCTGATCACTGGCTGAAATGTAAAAACCGCAAGACGCTTTACAAAAGGCTTGCGGTTTTTTATTGGAAATCAGAAAGATACTTTTGGTAACTAACAGAGCTTTTCCGCTCGTTCGATAAACGGTGCCAGACTCATTTTTTCACCCGGTTTTGCCGGATCGTCAATCTGAATCACCGACAGGGGCTGCGCATTTGTTTTACCGCTCGCCACCTGCTCTTGTGCAACATCGTTTAACGGATACTGAACAAGCGTGCTGGGGTTAATCACATACAGCGCGTTTCCTGGCCGACAGGTCAGCATCACCTCTTCACGATTGAACGCCCATTTATCTTTACCGATTTCAAAACGGCTTACGGTGATGACCTGCGGTGCCGCCAGCGCAACCCCTGAGCTAGTCAGAAGCAGCAAAGAGAGAATCACTTTTTTCAT